TTAGCCCCGACTGCAGGTGATGCTGCTGCGACTGGCGATTACATCTCTCTCAAGTATGCCCACAGAGTTTGGATTGTCTTTTCTGTGAAGCAGGGCAAGGCGACTGTGCCAGTGCTTTCAGTGATAAAGGCAACTGCTGTCGCTGGAACTGGCGCAACTGCGATGACCGAAGCAGCCCGCATTTTCTCGACACTCGACTGTGCCACATCTGATGTTTTGGTTGAACGCACTCCTGCTGCAAGTTATACGCTGGATGCTGCATTGAAAGATAAACTGGTTGTGTTCGAGATTGACCCAGCCGCTATTGGAGCGTATGACTGCATTGCTGCGAAGGTTGCAGCTTCCGATGCTTTGAATATCACGTCCGTGCTCTATGTGGTTGAAAGTCGGTATGGAACTAAAACCCAGCCGTCTATGATTGTTGACTAACTGATTTGAGTGGTGGGGCGGTAAAACGCCCCACCTAAAATGAGAGCGTATTATGGCGGATTACTGCACCATAAAAGAAGTCAGGGAGATGATGCCCGATGTGGAATGGGATGCAAGCTATGATGTTGTTTTGACAAGCCTTATCACACGGGCATCCAGAGCCATTGACCGATGGACGGGGCGTGAGCCTGATGCTTATTGTGCCCCAGAAGCCACTCGTCTATTTGATAGCGTTGGCAATTGTGAGCTTTACATCGGCGAGTTAGCCACCAATCCTAAAGAGGTCAAGGTTGCATGGGATGGTATAACGTTTGAATTGATAGATGCGACCGAGTATGATTGTTTGCCGATAAACTCAACTCCATTCAATTACTTACGGCTTGAGTTTGGAACGTTCCCGCTCAGGCGCAAGTCCGTTCAAGTGAAAGGCAACTTTGGCTATAGTCTATCCGTTCCTGATGATATAAAGCAAGCTGCGATTACGCAAGTTATCCGTTGGTATAAGCACGGGCAGCAGGCTTTTCAGAATACTGCAGCTGCAAGCCAATTCGGCACGCCAGAATATGGTGGGCTGGATGAAACAGTTAGCTCTATTTTAGAGGCTTATCGGAAGGTTGTTATATGAGCTATTCTGTTGGCAATGCGTTAGCTTGGCTTCAAGCCGAGTTAGCTAAAGTGAATGGCATAAAAGAAGCTCCAGCAGCTCCGCCTGAGGCAATGGCTCAATTCCCTTTCGCTTTGGCTTATGCAAGCAGCTTTAGCTCGATAGGTGGCTCAGGCTTTGAGGAAGTGTTAGATACGCTTGTTGTGGAGATCCACGTTGCAAGGCAGGTGCTGCCGAAATCATTCCCGATAGCGCTTGGCTTCAGAAATGATGTGATTGGCATTTTACTTGCCGACCCAACGTTTGGTGGCAATGTAGACACTTACACCGATGTGCGTGGAACATTCGGCTGGCTGCAGTATGCAGGCGAAAGCCATTTAGGCTGGCGCATCGAGATTGATGTGAAAGGAAAGATAGGATGCTAAAGTATATTGGCAATGCATCGTTAGCTGACATCCCTGCCAGAGATTTGACTGATGATGAAGTCAAGATTTATGGCGGAGAGGAATTTCTACTCTCGACTGGGCTATATGCCAAAGTTGAAGTAAAGCAAAGCAAGACTTTGCATGAGAATAAATTATTGCAGCCTGAGAGTGAAGATAAAGGCTGTTCAGGCTGTTAGGAGGATAGATGGCTGGAATTAAGAAATTGCGCAGAATACAGTTAGGCAAGGAAACGACTGCTGGGCTTGCTGTTGCTGCTACGACAAAATGGCGTGGGACTGGCACGTTAGAGGATAAGCGTGAGGCTTATTTTCCTGATGAGGATATTGGCTTTATTGTGCCAGTGAACCGTGCGTTTTTCCCGTTCACGCAAGGGCAGTTAGATTTGGATGAAGTCCCTGCCACTTTTGAACAGCTGCCCCATATCTTGGCGATGGGCGTTGATGGAGTTGTATCAGGAACGAAAGATGGTATTGGTACTGGTTATGTATATACTTATGCTTTCCCAACGACTACAGTCAAGACGCCCAAGACTTATACAATTGAGGGCGGTGATAATGAGCAAGTCGAGCAGATGGCTTATACCTTTGCCGAGAGCTTCAAACTAAGTGGCAAGCGGAAAGAGCCAATCATGATGAGCGCCACGCTGATTGGCAGTGATGTTAGTGTTTTATCTGGAGGCTTTACTGCAGCTGCGACCTTACCGACTGTTGAAGAGATACTTTTCCAGAAGGCAAAACTCTACATTGATTTGATTAGTGGAACGATTGGAACAACTGAGATTGGCTGCACGTTATATGAGTTTAGCCTTGATGTTACGACTGGTTTTCAAGCGCTCTATGCTGCCAGTGGCTCGCTTGGTTACTGCAAGATTATCGCCTCGACCCCTGAGCTAAAGCTGCACTTAGTATTTGAGCATAATGCCAGCTCTATTGCCCAGAAGGCTGCTTGGCGCTCACTCACTCCGAAGCTCACACGGATTAAGAGTGAAGGTTCGGCTTTGGCGACTGCTGGGACATATACCAATAAGACGCTCATCATTGACCTTGCCGGCATGTGGGAGAAGTTTGATAAGTTGGGTGAGGATAATGGAAATGATATTATCGAAGCCGACTTCCGTGTTGCTTATGATGCAACTGCAGCCAAGTATGCTGAAATCAAAGTAGTAAACGAGTTAGCGAGCTTACCATGATAAGAATTGAGATACCGTCCAGAGACACGCCGGGCTTCTTGCGCAGAACTAAGAAAAGTTTGGAACTGATGCATAGAGCCTCAGACACCAATAATGATCCTGCAGTGATTGACGAGCTGGTCGATTTTATCTTAGAGTATGTAGTTGAGCCAGAAGACCGAGAGAAAGCTCGTGAAGAGCTGATGGATGCGACCCAAGCCCAGTTTGAGAGCATCGTTGCGCAAATTGGCGGACTGGAACAAAACCCTACCTCTCCGAACCCGAGCTAAACAAGTATCAGGCTTGGCGGCGCGGGTTCGGATATGAGCCACCCTTATGGGGCGTGGTGCTCGACCTGTGTGAAACTTATGGCATTGCCCCGTGGGACTTTGAGGAGAGTTGCACACCAGAGTGGCTGCATAGGATGATAGCTCGTAGGGCTGAGGACATTCGGCAAATGGAAAAAGGGCGCAACAGTGGCTGAGAAAAACATTCTTGAAGTCATCATCACTGGCAAAGATGAAGCCAGCAGCAAGCTAAGTGGTATTTTAGGAACACTTGGTAGCTTTGGAACAACAGCCAGTATTGTTGGTGGCGCTTTAGCGACTGCTGGTGGTGTTGCAGTCAAATTCGCTGGCGATCTGGCAATGTCAGCTGCACCCGCCGAGGCGGTGAGCAACACTTTCAAAAACCTTGCAGCCTCGATTGGCGAAGAAGCTGCCCCGATGCTCGAAGAATTGCGTCAAGCCACAAGGGGGATGGTTGCTGATACCGACTTGATGCAAGCCACGAACAAGTTCATGTCGATGGGCTTGGCAGATAGCTCTGAAGAAGCTGCTAAGTTAGCCGAGATGGCAACCCAGCTTGGCTCTGCAATGGGCATGGATGCCACAACGTCAATGGGGGACTTTGCCCTGATGCTGGCTAACCAAGCCATCCCACGCTTGGATAACTTCGGCATTTCCTCAGGACAAGTGCGCACACGCATTGAGGAGCTGATGGCTGCTGACCAGAACTTGACCCGTGAGCAAGCTTTTATGCAAGCTGTTATGGAGCAGGGTGAAACCTCAATGGCTAAAATCGGTGAGCAGTCAGGAACGACTGCTGCCTCAATGGCAACCGTTCAAGCACAGATAGAAAATCTTAAGACCAGCATGGGGACGGCATTGCTGCCCATTCTCGGTGAGCTTGCGAAAGCTGTTACTCCTATCATTCAAGAGATAGGTCCAATGCTGACTGATGTTGCAGCTCAAGTTGGTGGGGTGATCACCAGTGATGTAATTCCTGCATTGCTGCCATTAGTTGAAAAGCTATTGCCCCCAATAATGGACTTGCTGCCGTCAATAGTAAGCCTGTTTGGAGTGTTGGCTTCCAATCTTATGGAAGCGCTTGCCCCAGTATTGGACACGGTGGTACTGGTTTTGATTGACCTGATAGACCAGCTCACGCCTTTACTTGAAACGCTGCTGCCCCCGCTCGTAGAGCTGTTTGGTTCTCTAATGGAAGTTGTTGAGGCTATTCTGCCGATATTCACTTCGCTATTGAGTAATATCATCATTCCACTCATTGAGCTATTATTGCCCCCGCTCATTGATTTACTTGACAAAGTTGTTGGTGTTGTTAGCAAATTAGCTGGCTGGCTATCCGACCATCTGGCACCAGCCTTTGATGCAATTGGCGATGCGATAGAAAATGTGATTGGCTGGTTCAAAGACCTAAAGGATAAAATCGATAA